TAGAGTGTAGTTCTTCTCCACACACTAACATTTCTCTAGCTGTCAGTTCTCTAAAAGTATAAGAACCTACTTTAAAAGGTTCTATTTTTAGAGATTTAACTGAGTCTTTAAAATTGTCAATAATAGCTTCATAAGAAGCTACATCATCTTTAATAACTCTAAAATCTAAATGACTTCTTAAAGAAGTATCTTTAGTTATTTCTCTTAGACATCTTTTACCTCTAAGCACTCTCTTACTGTTAGAATGGTATTTAGACTCCATCTCTAATACAGGTTCAATATTAAATATATCAACACCTGATTGAGATAAAAATACTTCAAATTCTGTCAGCTCTGTATGTTTAAGCACATTAAACTTATTCCAACCTTGAAATATCACATTGATATTCCAATTATTTACGATACATCTAACAATAAAAGTAGAGTCAAAATCTATCTTTTTATTATAGATACTGTTTATAATATTTCTAAAGTCTATAGATTTTAATTTCCCACCTCTAAGATGTTTTTTAAAATCTTTATACGGAGAAAATAAGTAGAAAAACTCATTGTTTCTACTTTCACTGTATTCTGCATAATCTATATAATCTACCCATGAACTAGCATCATTTACCCATGCCCATTGAAGATGATTAGGTAACGCTTGAGCAAATTTAAAATCTGGTATCTCGTTAAACCAAAAGTCTTTTCTATATTGCCAATTATTCAAAGTAAACAATTGTCTTTTAACAGATAACATACCTAAGCTGTTTATAAACTCTTCTATACCATCTAATGATAGAAGATAATTCTTATAATACCATCCTCTATTTAATGCTTCATATTGAGTCACTAATTCATTACCTTTATCAATAAATACATAACTATCAACAAGAACTCTCCATGTCTTTAGACTTGAAGCTGAATGTAACATAGCCCAAGCTATATTAAATACAATCTTATCAGATTCTTGTTTAATTAAATCTTCATAAAAAGCTCCTAACTCTATAACTATATTACTATCACCAAAATCAAACTCTTCATCCCAATCTTCTCTATCTAAAAGAATAGGATGGAAATCTTCTTCTGCATCAGCATCAGGATCAAAGATACCTTTACTGATTAACTCGTTTGCTAACTCTTTATACTTCTCTAACTCTTTTGTACTACTGATAAAAGAGTAATCTTCCTCTAAATTCATAGAGAAGTTATGTAATACTTGCACTAAAAATAAACTTAATACGTTCATCCTATATCCTTTAATGTTGATTTTAAGAGTATACTTTTACTCTTATAGATACACACCATAATGTGCATTTATAAAAGGAGTAGTTTATAGACATACTCAGGTCTTAGTGTAGACAGAGTGTACTTATATTACTATAGTCTCTTGAAGAGGACCGTATTCTAGACCTGTTCTAGCATCTCTTCTAATGAAAGAATAAAAGAAACTTTTAACTTCCCATACTCTATGAGTTTTAAAGAATCGTTTACAAAGATCTTCTTTTAATTGACCAAAGCTAATGTCCATTGAACCATAACCTATAATTGTTTTATTGCTTATGTCTATCTCTACTCTATAACTGTTATCTGCTGCTGTTACTATCATAACATTTCCTTTTTGTTAATTTATATATATGTGTATGTATATATGACTACATGTCATACTTTGAGATAAACTCTATACTTTATAACTCAAAACCAATTGAGTTCAATAAAGTATAGAGAACAATACCTCATTTAAACACACCTTAATGTGCTTAAAAGAAGTAGAGGAAAACCCTCTAACTTATAGTATTACTGCATATAATTTCCATAATAAGAAAAGTGCTAATACTTCCTGTACTTCCCATCCTTTCACATTTGTAACTTTAAAAGTGTTGTTTTCTAGATCTACCGTAGCTGTATGTATTAATCCTCTTTGTCCTCTCCAAGAGAATAAGAAATTACCATTTGGCAATATTCTTCTGTCTAGTAATTCCATACCTACTCTAGTTAACACTCCATTAGCTACTACCATTAATTCACTTACATTAATTCCTAACACACCACACTTCACTGTCACTACATTTACTTGATTTCTCATAGTATTTCCTTTTTGTTATATATGTATATATGTATATATGTATATTTCTATACCTCTATACTTAGAGCATAGTCTTGAACCATGCTCTTAACACTTGTCTTACCAAGTTTTAATTAAGGCACTATTGCCTTATATTAACCTACCTTAGTAGATTAATAAAAAGCAATTAAGCAGGAGATTATTCTCCTAGTCTTAATATAGAATATGATTTATTTCTAATCATTTCTGCTTTCTTAGCTGCTGAAGCTTTTTTAAACTTAGCTCTCATGTCATTAATATAACCTGCATCTACATTGTCTTTAAACCAACTGATTACTGCTGCTACTGATCCATCAAATGCTGCTACCAATAACTTCCAGTTCTCTGCTTTGAACACCCAACTAACTAAATCTAAAGTTAATTCTGCTACTTTTAGAACAAGTTTTAAACCTTGTTTAACTACTACTACTGTCTTTTTAATGATGTTTGTTTTCATCATAGCTCCTTTGAATTTTCCTATAAGGATTGTTATTTAGAGGTCTGTACGGGGGGTAACCCACCTTGGCTCCTACCGTCGCCTCTCTACTGCCCTTATACTAAAAAATAATAATCTCACACGGATTTCCCTCTCTACTAAAATTATTATTTTCCACATGGATTTTTGCCTTACTCCTCTCTTCTTGTTATAATTAGATAAAAAGATAAGGAAGGTATAATGGGAACATTAAAGTTAAAGATACAGGTAGAGAATAATAAAGTAGTTAAGAGTACGTATAGTACATGGTATAACGTTATAAGAAGTTTATTTCCTAAAACTGCTACTACTGCAGAAATAGAGACATATGTATCAGGAGAGAATGCAGGTAAAATAGTTATTACTTATAAAGATGAGAATAATGATGGTACTGTTACTTCTATTGTTAATGATATTGTAGGAGCTACGCATAAAGACGATGATGATAATGATCTTATTAAAGCTATATATGATGATTTAAAAGATAAAGAAGATGATATAGCAGACTATACAGAAGTAGAGTATGATTAATGGCTTTCTATAAAAGAAAACAATTAGAGTGTGAATTAGAGGAAGGTAGAGTATACCTTCTTAAACTCCACTTAGATGATAAGACTGTTTACAAGATAGGAATAACATTTAGTGAAAGAGTAGAAGATAGAATGATGGAGATATTACTTAGCTTTTTTAAAGCTTATAGGTATATACCTAAAACTGTATTGAAGAAGAACATAAAAACTAAAATACCTAGAACTTTTGAAAAACATATACATCATATGCTAAAAGATTATTCTTATACATTTAGTAAGAAGTTTAACGGCTACACAGAATTCTTTACAGATATTGATGAGAAAACACTAATCAATTACATGACCAACTTAGATTATAAAGCAGTTTTAGAAGGTGTAGATCGTATGCCTATTAAAGAATATAATACAGTAAAAGAAGAACTAGATAAAGACAAAGAAAAGTTATTAGATGGTATATTACCATTTTAAGGAGAATTAATGAGTAAATTAACTAAAGAATTATTAACTGAAATAGTACCTAAAAGGATGAAGAATAATATAACAGATGAAGTAGTAGGTACTATTAACCATTTAATAGAAGATCCAGACTTTGGAGAACAATTTAAAGAAGAGTTACTTACTTACTCTAACTTATTAGATCATAACCCTAATTGGAATATAAAGAATTATATGAATGCTATTAAATTCTATACTCAAGTAAATAACGGTAAAACTATAGTAGATGCTTACTGTACTACTTTTCCTGAAAGATTACAGAGAAGGTTAGATAAAGGAGAAACTAAAGCTGATATTACAGGAGAAGCTAGTAGATATAATAAATCTCAATTAGTTAATAAGATTAGAGAACAAGCATTAGTTCCTGTACATTTAACTAATCAACATCTATTACAGAAAATGATAAATGAAGCTGCTAAGTTAGCTACTAGTGCTAAGAGCGAGATGGCTAGAGTTAAAGCTATTGATACTTTATTAGGTTACTTAACTCCACCAGAAACAGCTAAAGTAGAAGTAGACATTAAGACAAGTAATGTCAATGCTATAGATGAATTAAGAAAGGCTACTGAAGAATTAGCTTTACAACAATTACAAAGTATTAAAGCAGGTAAAGCAGTAAAAGAAATGATAGAGATACCTATATTAGAGGCAGAGTTAGATGAGTGATTTAGCGATACCTTTAGAACAAAGAGTAAATCAAGTAGATTATAAAGCTTTATTTGATAAAATTCCTAGTAAAGAAGCAATGGAGTTTATTAACTTTATTAAATTAGTTAACGGTAAGAAAGGTGAAGAGAATAAATCTTCAATTATCCACTTAGATATGATAGATACAGTAGTAACTAGCAGAGAAAACTTATTTGTATCTTTTAGAGGTTCAGCTAAGACTACTGTACTGCATGAGTATATGTTTTTATATATAGCTACTTATGGTAAATTCCCTGGATTTGGAGAAGTAGATGTAGCTATGTACGTATCTGATACTATAGATAATGGTGTTAAATCTATGAGACAGAACTTAGAGTATAGATGGTCTGAAAGTCCTTTCTTACAAAAATACCTACCTAAAGCTAAATTTACAGACGTTAGATGGGAATTTGAGAACTTATCAGGTAAAAAGTTCTGTATTAGAGGATTTGGAGCAAGTACAGGAGTTAGAGGATTTAAAGAATACGGTAAAAGACCTACATGGCTTAGCTTAGATGACCTTATGTCTGATAAGAATGCAGAATCTCCAACTATTGTACAAGATATAGAGAATATCATCTATAAAGCTGCTAGACAAGCACTAGCTCCTGGTAAAAGAATGATTAACTGGACTGGTACACCTTTTAATAAAAAAGATCCTTTATATAAAGCAGCTAGTGGGACTTCATGGACTGTTAAGACTTACCCTATATGTGAAAAGTATCCATGTACTAGAGAAGAATTTGTTGGTGCATGGGAAGACAGATTTAACTATGATTTCGTTAAAAAGGAATATGAACAGCTTTTAGGCAATGATCAGATATCTGCATTTAACCAAGAGCTTATGTTAAGGATTATATCTAACGAAGATAGACTTATTCAAGATGGAGATATTGTATGGTATGATAGTCAATCAGTTATGAAGAATAAAAGAAGTTTTAACTTTTATATAACTACAGATTTTGCTACCTCTAAGAAACAGAAAGCTGATTATAGTGTTATAAGTGTATGGGCTTACAGTAATAACGGGGATTGGTTATGGGTAGACGGTAAAGTCGCTAAACAAGGTATGAGTGATAATATAGATGATTTATTTAGGTTTGTAAGTATATATAAACCTTTAAATGTAGGTATAGAGGTTACAGGACAACAAGGAGGTTTTATAGACTGGATACAAGAGAAGATGATAGAGAAGAATGTATTCTTTAACTTAGCTAGTGATAATAATAGCAGTAATCCAGGTATAAGACCTGCTACTGATAAGTTAGTCAGATTTAAGACCGTAGAACCTTTATTTAAGAATAGGAAGGTATGGTTACCTAAAGATAAGAAAAATACTATAGAGATTATGGAAGCTTTAGACGAACTAACTAATGCATCGAATGAAGGGTTTAAATCAGCTCATGATGACTTTATAGATACAATATCTATGTTATCTTTAATGAAACCTATAAAACCTACTTTGGACAGTTTTTCAGAAAAAGAAACTAACCGGGTAAATTGCAGTACCCACAGTACTTATGATATGGTATCATATCATGATGATTATATTGAAAGAGTAGAAGAAATTAATGAATACGATGTGTATTAGTAAAGGATGTATATGAACACTAAAGTTAGTGGTAATGATATATGGATAAATGACGTATTAGTATACACTACTGATGATAGTGGTGACTCTACTAATGTAGAAGTTGTCAGTAGTGATATTGATGCTATAGTAGATAGGGTATACTTATGTGATACTACAGAAGAAGGTTTTGACGTTACATTACCTTCTGGTAATAATTTAGGAGAATACTTTATTATTATTGATATAAAAGGTACATTTGAAGATAATCCAGTAAACTTAAAAGGTAATGGTACTACTATTATGGGAGAAGATGAGGATTTCTTGTTAGATGTAAATGATCGAGAATATAAAGTAGTTTATGTAGATGATGATTGGAGGGTAGTATAATGGCAAAATTCAGTGATTGTTTTAGAAGTAAAATTAAACAGGTAGACGGTTCTGGCAGTGGTTTAGATGCAGATAGTGTACGAGGTAGAGATGTGATTGCTTATGGAGATGAGAATAGATTAAGATCTCATACTATGACAGAAGCAGAATTTAGAGCAAGACAAAAAGCAAATATAAAACAATATGCTGGTAGTGGTATTATTAGTGGAGTGTCTACATCAACTATAGGTTTAGAACCAGGAATACGGACTTCTATTCTAAGGGAACCTAATATTATTTCATTAGGATATTTAGATTCAGAAAAAGGAAATATAGGGAATCCCGTTTTTAATGTTAATGGTAATAAAATTACAGTAGTTAAAGTCCCTAGTTATTGGGGTAAAAATTACATAGAATTACCGAAACCAACAACATCATTATTTACTATTGAAGATAGTACTAAATTAAATGGTGTTATGAGTCAAGGTGAT